TCATAGAGTTTAAAGACACAGGGAATGGAGAGTCATTAAACAATCTAACTTGGAAGTTATTTGTTTTTTGATGTAAGGGTAAAGTGAATACTGACTGCTCAGTTATACCAATATCATTAGCTAAATATGTATCAGCTTGTTGGGTAGGACTAAGGTTATACCATTCATCCAAGTAAATTAATATATCATCTGCACTATATATTTTAACTCTAACACCATTTGCTACAGCTGTGGGATTACCATCACCACCTATAAAGATAACATTCTTACCAGTAATAACAAAATCTGTACCTTCTACACCCTGTACATATACATTACTACCAACACCAGTCTCAAGTAAGACTCTTATTTTAGTAGGATCTGTTCTATCAAATGTCCAAGGGAATGTAGTTTGACTACTAGAAGCAGTTATAGTTTGTATAGGTAAAGTGGTTATTCTTATAGTTGTATCATCAACAAAAGTAAAACCTGTCTCTTCTATATTATTTATTTTTAATTTAACTTGATCTCTATCTACATAGGATAAATCATCATTAACAAATGGGAAGTCTCCAGGCTGTGCAACTGTTAAGTCATAACCTGTATATGATCTTTTCCCTTGTCTGACACCAGTAGATTTAACTTTGAAACCCATAACTCCTGAAAGACCAACAGCAAATTTCATTCTAGCTATTGTTAAAGAAGCTGAGTAATCAGTTAAAGTTTGAGCATCATCTTGTCTAAAATATGTCTTAGGTAATGTTACATCGAAATCATATTTCCATCCAACAATTACATCGCTAGCTATTCCAGATAGATCTTTCTTAGGTACTTCAAAATAAGCACCTCCTCCATCTGATTTAGCTGTAGGTGTAGTAGTAAAACCAGAGTCAATAAATTGTCCTGTAGCTGTAGTACCTTTAATAACAATAACTGGTGTTAGTGTAGTGATATTATCCCATGGTATATAGCATTTAGATACAAGGTTAGTAGAGTCATATGAGACTGAACTGGCTGCTGCATATAAATCCATACAGGGATTAATTTTCTGACCATCATTATTAACGATAATAGCGTCTTCTGGACTTTGACTTAAACTTGCTTTACTTAATGTAAATTGAGTACCTTGTTTTGTAACGGCATACATATCATCTGAGTCTACAGAGATAGCCTGGACAGTACCAGATAATTGCCAGTTAAACCAAGCTTGTAATTCTTCTCCACTCGTTCTGTAAAAATATATTTTATTGGAACTCTGATCAGACATTGCTAGGAATTGGTTCTGAGCTGATGCAATTAACGTATCAATTGAATCTGGTACCCACTCATTTACAATCTTTCCAATGTCAGCTACTTCAGGGTTTTCATCTTGACCACGTGTGGCCATGCCAAAGACACGAGTATAGCTTGGTGTTTTACTTATAAAATTAATATGTGTTCCTATATCAACAGGGTTAACTTGTGTATCTACTTCATAGTTTGAGATAGCTCTGATAGTCGTTGTGGTTGGTGTCAAAACTCCATCATCAGATGACATTAAGAATTGTTGACTCTTACTAAATAGGATTAAACCCTGTGTAGTAGGAATAACAGAATGTAATGCGGCTGGTCGAATTGTTGAACACCTTAAATCAATTGGATCTGAATCAGTAACTACTTTTGCAGAAGTAAAGTATAAGTTAAATCTTTCACCAGATTGGCTCATGGATACTTTATCATCAGATAAAAATCCTAATCTGTTGCTGTGGAAAAAGCTTTGTTCTATTTTATTCCCTACAAAGCTAGGGTGTGTATTAGTTACATCATCACCAACTGTTCTTGCAGTCCAAGTAGCTTGTCTAAATGTAAAAGCATTGGTGCCTGTATTAACTAATTCATGTGGCATTGTTGATGCATCTAAGCCTGGGGACTTGCTAGGATCTAATCCTTCTGGCCAAGAACCAGGTCCAGATGTACCATCAGATGCTGAGAATTTAACAAAATATGAATCTTCAGCAGCTTGAGTATTTATAATTTTAACTATATGTCCATTGAAACTTTCTACTGGTAATTGAGCTACATTATCTACTTCATCTTGGAATACAGTAAGTTTAGTATTATCTGGACCACCTTCTGCTGTAATAGTTATAGCAGTTGCTTTAGTAACATGTACTGTAGTTGAATATTTTGTAGCAGTTAATCCAGATATAGCATCAATTTGTGTTTGGAAATAACTTAATACTTCATTATATCCATCACCACTTAAGGCTGTATATGTTTTAGTAGTACCATCTATAACTACTTTATAAACTTCACCTGTTACTACTGCTCCACTAATTACTATAGTAGCTTGTTTCTTAGCTACAAAAGCAGGATCATTTTGTTTAGCAACAGTGATTAAATTATTTGTTATTATAGATCTATCTTGTAAATTTAATACATGATAATTCGTACGTGCTCCTGTTAGGTAATCATAGTCTGAACTATTTTCAGTTACAGTACAAGCTGCACCTGTAGAAACATTCCATATAGCAATAGTACCATGAGGACCACCGCCTGGTTTAGGAGTAATACATCCTATGTATTTATTTGTAGTATCTCTATCTATATAAAACCAATGTGATGAATCATATGTAGTACCACTACCTAGATTAGCAATCCATTTAAATCCTGGTCTTTTAGTTAATCCAAATGTTGGATCAGGGTAACCATTAAGACACTCTCGGACTTGACCTGGAAGTTTTTTATCATCAGATTGTCTGGATACTCCACCTAAATAATTATCAATTCTTTGAGTTACAGCTGGCATTATCTTTGAAGTGCTTGGAAAGGTTGATAGCTTTGGTAGTAATTTTGCTGACCTTGTGGGTGTCCAAAGAAAGTGTACTGACCTTGTTGTGTTTCGTATTCTAAAGCAGTAGCTCTAGCTAAAGCTTCTTGTTGTTGTAACATTTGGTATTGAGTAGCATCACCTATTATCCTTTGAGATACAAGTGTAGCTGCTCTAGATGTAATGTAATTCTGTATAGGTTCGGGTAGATCTACCCAATCAAATTCCCATATTATATCACATTCTACTTCATCTCCTGAGATTTCTGATAGATCATATGTATGATGTTGTCTATCATATAACTTACCAGATCGTCTAATACAATCAAATTCTGCATTAGCACTATTCTCAGTAAGTTTAATTTGTATCATATTACTAGGAATCTCTATTTCATTAGATGCATTCCTGGATACTTTATAATGGTATTCGGTATTGAAAGTCCAGCCTTCCGCCTGTATCTCCTTAGATACCTGTAACAATGTATCGTATGCAATCGCAACGTCAGGGTTGGTTTGATCGAGAGTGGTTACAGGTGCCTGACCACATGACGACAGTATTTGGTTTATGGCTGGTAATTCTGCGGTGGCGTTAGTGGTTGGAAAAGGCATAATTATTATTAAGAAAAAAGGGGAACCGAAGTCCCCCATATATAAAGCTATTAAGAAGCGTTAGCTGGATATGTAGATCCAAATGCGGCTGGCTTAGTAGTTGTACCTGCGAATAGTTCAACGCAAGCAGCAGGATTTAGGAAGTCGGCTCCCATTGCGAGACGTCCGAGAATGACATCTCCCTGGTAAATTACCGATACATCTCCTGAAGTTACTTGAACTTGAGGTCCAATTGCCTCAACAACACCTGCAGCTTCTTTCTGGAATATTAGTCCACAGCTGTTAGCGAAGTTTGAAGCTTGTCCGTATTCACCGTTGATACCTGTAACAGAAGCACGGGCATCTTCGATTCCTACATCTACAAACGATCCAGTATTACCAGGATTGGTTGTATTAGTATCTACAGTATTATCATTACCAGATGCTGGTATGTACTTAGTACCGTACTTACTTAGGAATGGTACGTTCATTGACTTGAAGATCTTGATACCTGCAATCTCAATGATTCCTTCACCGCTCTGTAAGGCTGTACCTTGAGCATCACGGTTAATTAGGTTGTTACCATTTACGTCTTTAATCAAAGCATAGTACTGCCTTGGGTTCAAGACTGCAACACGACCATCATTACTGATTCCCTTTTCATCTAAAGCTGCTGCCGCATCATAGAAGGCGGTCACGAGATTAGCTGAGACTAGAGAATCGTTTGCATCAGAACCAGCTCCAACTTGGATCTGTGTTCCACCTGGTTCTACGAAGTTAGCCTTCGTGATAGGTGATGCAATACGAGCACCTTTAGAAATAGCTCTAAAGATTAAACGGTCATATTTTTCTGCGAGTGCGTAACCGATCTTCTTAGAGATCTCGCCACGTAACTCATAATGTGCAAGTGTTTCATCTAATTCATAAACGAAAGCACTTGATACTAGAAGATCATCTACTGTGATAGTCTTCTCTGCAACTGGAGGTGCGCCGTCAGTGTTACCTAAGATAGCGTTTCCTGGAGTATGATACTCAGCTGTGGTGCGACCTGTGTATATGAACTGCAATGATTTGCCGTTCTGTAAGGTACGCTTCATAACTAGATCCCGAGCAATAGCATTGCGTTGGAATCCTTTGAACATCTCTCCACTAAACAGCTTTAGGTATAAAGCACGTGCGTCACCTGTCGAATTGGATTGACCTGCCCTAGTGAGACTAGTGGTTAGGTCTGAACTCTGATGAGCCATTGTTTAATGTAAAATAAAATTGTATATAATTTCTTCAGCTGAAAGTTTTTGCGCTTAAAGTTGTGGTCTATCCCACCGTCTAGACGGCAAAGAGTATCCTCGTAAGGGTCAATGCCAATGAAAGGGGAGTCCTACTCTGAGGTGCTCCCCTAACTATTACTCTCCTAAAAGAGCTTGTTCTAAAGATTCATATTCAGGCTCTTCATCAACACCAGGCGGTTGTACATCACTCGGTAGCGTATCAAGTTTATCTTCAGGAGGAGCCTCTGGCGAGAATGATGTAATAGAAGCTCTGAGTTTTGATGATTGGTGTGCCATAGTTAGAATTTAGAATGAATATTTAGCACCTATTTTAGTGCCGTATGCTGTATCGGTTGTCTCATCAGTTAAGAATGATACTTCACCGTATACACCTAATTTCTCGGTAGCAGCTATGGATGCACCAAGCTTACCTGAGAAATCTGTGTTACCATCAGCACCATCAGGTGATGTGAAAGCTGGTCCACCTTGGATATAATACCCAAGATCTCCTGCGTTTCCTTCATACCCAATGTGAAGATCGGTAGTACGTGAAGTAAAGTTATTACCTGTATAAGAACCGTTTGACTCAGCGTTAATATAAACGCCAGCCATTGCAGGAGCTGAAGCGAGAGTTGCCGCTAGGGCTAGTGCAATTTTTTTCATGTTAAGTTATTTGTTAGATTTTGTGTACTCAACACCACGATACTTGAGGGTCATTACGATCTCCAGTACCACATCCCCGTTCCATGATGTGGTTTCATGCGTTCCTGTTAAGGAGTGAACGGACGTGGCGTGAGGTGGCTTCTACTGTATCGACATACGAGCCGCCTATGCTAAATCGAGAGGGAAGTTGTGTGCGTTTCTTTCATGCATTACTTCCATACCTAAGTTAGCCCTGTTGAGCACGTCAGCCCAGGTGGGAACCACGTGACCATTTGCATCAACGATTGATTGGTTGAAGTTAAAGCCATTGAGATTGAAAGCCATAGTGGATACCCCCATGGAGGTAAACCATATGCAAGTGACGGGGAAAACAGCAAGGAAGAA